TACCAGGTGTGATGGTTGCAGCCATCGCACCAACTTAGAAAGGGGGGTTCCCTTAATACTTGATATTCCTATTATATCATTTTTTCGGTTATATATACAGCATTTTTCAAACGTGGGGGTGAATCAGTGGAAATTACAGCAGATACAACAACCAATATTCCAGTTGAATTAATTAACCGTAACAAATGGGTATTGTGGAAACTAGAAACAAGAAACGGAAAACAAACAAAAATTCCTTATCAAATAAATGGATCAATGGCAAAAGTTACCGATCCAAGCACATGGACAAGCTACAGCAATGCTGTTTCTGTTTTTAATAACGGGAAGTATAGCGGTATTGGATATGTCATAACAAGTGATGATCCATACACCGTTATGGATTTAGATGATTGCATTGTGGACGGGAACATAAAACCCGATGCAAAAACGCTAGTAGATACGCTAGACAGCTATACAGAAATATCACAAAGCGGAAATGGGCTACACATCTTCATTAAAGGAAAAAAGCCGGGAAAACGTAGCAAAAACACAGAAAAGGGCATTGAACTGTATGACGACAAGCGTTTTATAGTAATGACTGGTAACCATTTAGAGGGTACTTCCACAGAAATACACGATCGTCAAATGGTGCTTGATTATATATATGACAGTTATTTTCCAGACAGTAACAAAAACGAGCAACAGAAAGCAGACCTAAATAAAGAACTGAAACATTCGCCTGATATGGAAGATAACGAGATATTGAACATTGCTTTCAAGGCTTCAAATGGAGAGTATATAAAGCGTTTGTATAACGGTGATGTAAGTCTCCACAATTATGACGATAGCGCAGCAGACCAAGCGTTATGCAATTACTTGGCGTTTTACACACAAAAGCCCGAACAGATCGACCGTATATTCAGAAGTAGCGGGCTTTACCGTGACAAATGGGATAGCAAGCGAGGTAACACGACATACGGCATGATGACCATTAATGAAGCAATCGGCAAGCTTAATAACACGTATCAGAAATTTCAGCTGCATGTAAGGGAAGAAATTAAAAAAGGTTCATGGTGGTATGCAGAAGAAGGAAAGAAGCCCACATTCTTACATGACCGAATGGCAAAGTATGTTTTGCAAGAAAATAGGATCGTTCGTTTTCCAGAAGAGGACGGAGATATTTATATATATAACGAGAAATCCGGAATCTATGAAGTTGATAAAACATGCAGGCAATTACGAGCCATTATAAGAAACTTAGAATTTATGAAAAGAAATCAAGTACGTGAGGTTCAGGAGTACATTATAGACATGTCACCTGTTTTTAGAGAAGAATCAAAGGAATATGTTGCCGTAAAAAATGGCTTGCTGCACCTTGAAACCATGGAGTTTAAAGAATTTACACCGGACGTATTTGTGACCAAAAAAATACCAACAAAATATAAACCGAATGCCTATGATCCGTTTGTAGTGAACACCTTACAAAAAGTAACAAACGGGCATAAACCGACTATAAAGAATATATGTGAAATGTTTGGTGCAGTATTATATCCAACCTTGTTAGTGCCAAAAATGTTTTATCTATATGGCAGATCCGCGCACAATGGGAAATCTACCATTCTTTACATGATACAGAAAACATTTAATGATGGGAACAATATTTCAGCGATAAGTCCACAAAGGTTAGCAACGAATGATTTTGCAGGCAGTAGCATTTACGGAAAACTTGCAAACATCGTTGACGATCAGCCGGATCAGCTTATAGAAGATAGCGGATCACTAAAAACTATGATTACTGGCGGATATGTAGAAATAGAGCAAAAGAATAAAGACAGTAAAACCGTTCAAATGAATACTGTTTTTATTACAGCCAGTAACCATTATCCAAACTTTAAAGAACATGGAAATCAGATTAATAAACGGCTGCACATTCTGCCGTTTGACTACAATTTTTTAGAAGATCCGGAAGTCATATCTGAAAGGGAAAGCATGGAACGACTGGAAACAGATAGCGCGCGAGAATATGTTCTTAAATTGGCAGTTATATCTGTTAAAGAAATGATTCAGCGAACTGGTGATGTTTTGACTTATAACGAAAAAGCGGAAGAAGCAAAAGAGAATTTTTCTGAACATAGTGATCCACTATCTGACTTCTTCTTTGAATACGACAAGCAATATTTTGAAGAACGGAAAGGAACAGACACATACGCCGAGTATCAAGATTGGTGTAAAGAAACCGGGAATCCATACCCTTTAGGTTATGACCGTTTCAAAGATGCAGTTTGTCGTAGGTATGATATGGAGTGGAAAGATAAAAAAATACAAAAAAATGGTAGATGGCACACTGTAAAAGGGTTTAAATCGAAAAAGTAACAACTAGCAACCTGGCGGCGACAAAACGGCAACCAATAAGAACCCTTACCATGCAAGGGATACAGCGTTTCTTGTCACTGGACGGCAACCACACGGCAACCAAATAAAACCCTTGGTGCGTAAGGGCTGAACCCTGTTTTTGTCGCTGGTTGCTATACGAAATTAAAAATAATGCATTTATTAACTAAAAAAGTGTGGGTATATAAATGCAAAAACGGGCAGCAACACCCGGCAACCGGCAACCAAAATTAAGTCTAGACATACAGCCGCAAGGGTTATAGATGGTTGCTAATTGGTTGCTAGGTTGCGACAAACGGCGACAAAAAAATATAAGGAGTTGAGTCAATGGACTATAAAACCTACAAAATTGAATTAATAAACGGCAAGTCAGGAACTCTTTCTATTCCTGCCGAGCAAGATTTTAAAAGAGTAATGGAATTGAATGAATTTATAGAAGATCAAACTACAAATGTAGCTGTCCGATCAAGTGCAATTATTAAGTATGAATTAGTGGACTAAACCGCATCACACCAACGTTTGTACATTGCATACTATACCCTCCTATGGTATAATAAATATAAGTAAACAGAGCGGAAAACTAAAAATAGAAGGTGACTAAATGGCTGGTTTTTTCAGTAAGATATTTAAATTTTTAGAAAAGCCGATTGATAACGCAAAAATGGAACAAGCTGAAATGCTTTCCACCGGATCAGCGGTATTTACACCTTTTTCCGGCAATGCATATTCCAGCGATATATACCGGGCGGCGGTTGATGCTGTTGCCCGGAACGCTGCCAAGCTAAAAGGCAAGCACATTATTTATTCCAAAGAAAACAACATCAGAAGCCAAGGCGATCCACATTTAAACCGTATTTTACAAGTGAAGCCGAATCCGTACATGACAGCATACGATTTAATTTATAAATTGGTAACGCACTATTTCCTCCATAACAACGCCTTTGCCTACCTACAAAAGGACGACAGGGGAAATTTACAAGCGATCTATCCACTAGCAACTCAAAACATGGAGTTTCTGACAGATCCGGCAGGAGAAATGTATTTACGTTTTCTGTTTGCCAACGGTCAGCAGGTTACATTGCATTTGTCAGAAGTGTTCATTGCTAGGCGTTTCTTTAATAGTAACGATCTGTTAGGCGATACAAACAACGCAATCATGCCAACACTTGACCTTGCCCATACACAAAGCGAGGGAATGGAGAACGCTATCAAAACAAGCGCAAAAATACGCGGTTTGCTAAAAATGGAACAAGCCTTATCGCCGGAACGATTGAAACAAGAAAAAGATGCATTTGTGGAGGATTATTTGACAGCTAGTAACCATGGTGGTATTGCTGCACTCGATGCAAAATTTGATTATATCCCATTAGAAAACAATCCGGTCTCCATAGACGACAAACAGCTACACAGTGTAAAGCAAAAGATTTATGAGTATTTGGGAATCAGTGAATCCATCGTGAACAGTACCTATACAGAAGATGAATGGGCAGCCTTTTATGAAAGTGTTCTTGAACCACTGGCTTTACAATTCAGCCTGGAACTCACAAATAAGATTTTTACGGAACGTGAACAGTCATTCGGAAATACAATCATATTTGAATCAAACAGACTACAATTTGCAAGCAATGAAAGCAAAACGAATCTATTAAAAGAACTTGTTCCAATGGGCTTATTAACCCTTAATCAAGCATTGGAAATTATGAATCTTCCTCCAGTGGAAGATGGTGACGAACGTATACAATCACTAAATTATGTAAATCGAGAAATTGCCGATCAATACCAAATGAAAGGGGATCATTCCAATGAAGGAAATCCGACATATAGAGATCCGAACAGCGCAACAGCCGAATGATGACAGTTTAATTATAGAAGGCTATCCGGTTGTCTTTGATACACCGACCAATATTAATGATCCAATGGGAAGCTATACCGAGATCATAGAAAGAAGTGCCTTAAACGGGGTAAATCTGAACGATACCCGATTACTATATAACCATGATTTGAGTAAAATCCCTTTGGCGAAAACTCCTAAAACAATGGAGTTAAGCATAAATGATGAAGGCTTGTACATGAGGGCGGAGCTACCGGACACAGAACAAGGGCGCAGCGTTTATACGGCAGTAAAGCGCGGAGATCTGACAGGTATGTCGTTCTCATTTACCACAGACAAAGACGGCAGTCAGTATGATGTGGAAAAACGAACCCGAACTATTTCTAAGATTAATAAAATTTATGAATGTTCCATCGTGCCATTTCCTGCATATCAAACAACTTCGGTAGAAGCAAGAAGCCAAATGCAGGAAGCCGAACAACGGCAAGAAGCAATCCAGCAAGCCAAAATCAATCTAAATAAAATTTTAATCAGAGGTGTTTAATAATGAAATTCAATACAATTCAAGAAGCATTTAATTACTATAGAAATAAATCACTAGAAGAAATTGAACAACGTGCTGCCCAAATTAAAAGCACAATTGACAATGATCCAAACGCGGATATTACTTCCCTAAATGTGGAGATTGACGGACTCAATCAGGCGAAAGAAAACATTCAAGATAAACAAAATAACAACGTCAGCCAACGCGGTTTCAATCCAATTACTGGAATGAACTTCCAACAGCGCAATGTACCAACAGAAAACATCTTTGAAAGTGCTGAATATCGTTCTGCCTTCTATAAAACGTTACTAGGGCAAAAACTAGACGATGTGGAACAACGCACATTTAACCAAGCTATGGAGCAACAGGAAACGGAACGCCGTGCAGACAACTTTAATACGACAACAAACAGTGCTGCCGTACTTCCTACCGCCACCTTGAATGAGGTTATCAAGAAAGCACGTACAATGGGCGGTTTAATCTCACATGTACGCAATTTCAATATCCCTACAAATATTTCTGTACCGATTGGAACGCCTGCTTCTAAAGCGCAATGGCACACAGAAGGTGAACAAGTCGAAAGCGAAAGTGTACAAACAGCAAATGTCCAGTTTGCCGGGTATGAAATCATTAAAGTGTTCTCCATTTCAGCAGCAGCTAAACGCATGACGATCCAAGCATTTGAAAGCTATCTAATTGAAGAACTCACTAACGCAGTCATGGAAGCTATTGCAGATGCGCTTGTCAATGGTACTGGGGAAGGACAAGGAACAGGGCTTCTCACAGGAATCACATGGAACGATACAAACACACTTGATCTTACTGGCAACTATACAGACTTTACAAAAGCACTTGCTGCACTCAAACGCGGTTATAGTGCAAATGCTAAGTTTGCCATGAATAACGCGACACTTTACAACAACGTGTATTCTCTCGTAGATGGCAATGACCGACCAATCTTTATTGCAGATCCAAAGAATGAAAGTGTAGGGCGTATTCTAGGGAAAGAAGTTGTGATTGATGACAACCTGGACGATGGCGTTATTATTCTAGGTGACTTCAAATATATGGGCTACAACTTGCCACAGGGCGTTATGGTGGAAGTATCAAGGGAATCCAGTTTCCGCAGTGGATTGGTAGACTACCGCGCTATGGCAATCGCTGACACAAAACCATTAGTCGAAGAAGCGTTTGTAAAACTAGAAGCAGCAGCAGAAGCATAAGCCAGTGATGAGGGTATCAGTCAAAAGCTGGTATCCTCTTTCTTTTTAGATGGGGTCATTAGTAATGACTTCACGTGAACACATTTAAAGGAGGTACAGCATGTTAATCAGTATAGAAGAAGCACGCGACACATTAAGAGTAGACGGATCAGAGAATGATGACATTATCATACCGTTACTTGAATCCATTCCTAGCTATCTTGAAGTAAAGACAGGCAAGGATTGGTTAGATGATCCAGTGAATCCGTTAGCCCAAACAACAGCAAAGTTTATTCTGCAATTGTGGTTTGATCCGCAAGACCAAAACAGCGAACGATTAAAGCGAACGATAGACAGCCTACTTGCTGCACTCACTTCAATGGCAAGGGATATAGATGGCTAAGGAATGGGCGAGATCCTTTTACAAATCATCAGCATGGATTAATTGCAGAAATGGCTATATGCAAGCACAGAACTATATATGTGAACGTTGTGGAGATATAGCAGAAATCTGTCATCACAAAGTATACCTAACACCGGAGAATATAGACGATCCAGACATATCACTTAATTGGGAACTACTGGAAGCTGTCTGTCAAACATGCCATAACCTTGAACACCATTCACAAGGAATCATTAGAGAAGGATTGTCGTTTGATAGTGAAGGAAACATAATCCAAAGTGCTCCCCCGATCAGTAATGAGACTTGGAAGCCTTAAGGACCGGCGCGGAACCTTTCTTACCCTCCCCATGAGTTTTTATATTAAGGGACGGTTATATAATCACACTAAGTTACTAAAAGTAAGTAAAGGAATGATATTTTATGAAGAAGAAAATCAATGTTTCGGAGAATATGCAGGAAGTTAGAGCGATTTTAGAAGTTATTCCCGAAGATAAGCAGCCGATTGCACAAGGTTTGTATGATGAACTCGTATTCATGCAAAACACCCTTGCCACTCTTAAAAAAGAAGTTGAAGAAGATGGACCTACAGCCATGTTCAAGCAAGGTAAACAGGAGTTTCTAAGGGAACACCCTGCTTTAAAAGCCTATAATACGACCATACAACGTTTTTCCTTAATTTATAAACAATTAGTCGAGTTATTGCCAAAGGACACAGGAAAGCCTGTAAATGATCCCCTAATCGACTTTATAGAGGAATAACGACGAAGGCTTTAAAACAAAAATGTTAGAAAGTGTTACTACACGCGCGAGGGATAACATTTTCAGTAGGGACCAAACTGACCTCTACTGACGGTTACTACACGCGCACGCGCGCGAGGGATAACCTGGCAGGACCACGAAAGACGCATCACGACACTGTTACTACACGCGCACGCGCGCGAGGGATAACGATCTGGAAAACGCAGTCCGAAATTAGAAAGAGGTTACTACACGCGCACGCGCGCGAGGGATAACTCGTTCATCGAGATTTCTCGACGTTCGATTTAAATTGTTACTACACGCGCACGCGCGCGAGGGATAACATCCCTGCTTCCGTCCTCAAGTTGAGGGTTGAAGTTACTACACGCACGAGGTGAAGCCGTTAGCACCTACCAACTTGGTATGCACTGAAAACAACACGAAAGGGGGATCATATTGAACTATGTCATTGAATACTGGAACAAGATAAAATCAAAAGAAATTACTGTATCGAAACGTGTTTACAGGCAATATGAAAGACTAGCTAAAGAAATTGAAAGCCCAGGACAATATATATTTGATGAAAAGAAGGCTAACAAGCCGATAGCCTTTATTGAGCGTTTTTGCCGCCATAGTAAAGGCGAATGGGCAGGGAAGCCCATTAAGCTAGAACTCTTTCAAAAGGCTTACATCAGTGCGTTATTTGGCTTCATTGATAAAGATACCGGATTAAGACGTTACCGGGAATCAATGTTCTATGTCGCTCGTAAGAATGGGAAAACAACGATGTTGGCAGGCATAGCGTTATATATGCTAATGGCAGATGGAGAAGGCGGATCAGAAGTTTATTCAGTCGCTAG